TTTGAAGACGATACAGCATATCAAACTTATCAACCATTCAGAAATCTAAGGAGATAATGGCAGCAATAACACAAACCATCCCAAACTTTATTGGTGGCATATCAGAACAGCCAGATCAACTAAAGTTTCCGGGTCAGGTAGAGGATGTCGTAAATGCGATACCAGATATAACACGTGGTCTATATAAAAGACCGGGTGCAAAAAGAGTAGGCACTACGCCTCTAGCAAATGTCCAGAGTGGTGGTTCGTGGTTTCATTATCATAGAGATGAAGATGAAGGATCTTACATAGGACAAGTTGCAGCTGACGGCCAGCTTAGAATGTGGAAAGCTGACGGCGATAACGCTGGTGCAGCTCAAACCATAGTCTATGGAACAGGTGGCCAGACAGCTATACAAAACTATCTGGCTACAAGTAATGCAGAAAACATACAGTTCCTCACTATCAATGATACTACATTTGTGTCAAGTAGGGATGCTACTAATTCTAATACTCTAATAGGCACTACAGGTACAACACAAGATAATCCTGATAGTCATTTTGCATTTGTTGAGATTACACGTACTGAAAATGGTAGACAGTATGGAATGAATCTCTATAATAATAACAGCACTACCAGTTTTACAAGAGCCACTCGTATCAAAATACAGTCTGATACACTTGATGAAAGCGAGGGTACAGGTCAATGTAGAGGTATTGGTATACAAACATTCAGTGTAGATAGTGGTTCTAAAAAGAATCTTATATTCAAACTTGATATACGTGGACAACAAGGTAGTATAGGTGGTGAAGGTAACGATCCAGAAGACTTTGCATGTGCATATAATAGAAGTATAATATTATTACATGGTGGAGAAGGTTGGACTACAGGTGATACAACAACAGTTACTATGGACTCTGCAAAGGGTCGAACTGTAAATGGTTCGGCTAGTGGTAATAATGGTAGATCTAATAAAGGGGATGCGTCGGCTACATATACTATAGAAGTAGTAGAGCATGAGACAGTTACAGTAAAAGCTAACTTAAAACTCGTTCGTCCAGAACCTACACCTTTTGATGCTGATACAGCTGTGAGTGCTGACCAAGTATTAGGTGGTATTCTCGCTGAGTTACCTACTGGTATCAACGGCACTATCATCGGTAATGGTATATACATGTCTAGCTCTAGCTCATTTAATGTTGAGATAGTAGAAGATGACTTGATGCGTAGTATGGGTACATCAGTAAACGATGTTACATTACTACCAAAACAGTGTAAACATGGATATATAGTAAAGATAGCAAACGCTAGAATATCAGAGGAAGACGACTACTACCTACGATTCGAGGGTCAGAACGATCAAGATGGTACAGGCTCATGGTCAGAATGTGCCAAGCCCGGTATACCTAAGACCCTGACAAACATGCCTTTGGTCATACAAAGAACAGCACTGTCAAATCAAGGTACATCCAGTGAGATAGCTACATTTACTATCAAACAATTTACATACGCTGACAGGGCTGTAGGTGATGAAGAGACTAACCCTCTCCCGTCGTTTCATAATAAACGTGTTAATAAAGTACTATTCTTCAGAAACAGGCTCGCCTTTTTAGCTGGAGAAAATGTAGTGCTATCACAAGCTGGTACACTTGGAGAACCTGACTTCTTTGCTCAAACTGCTTTGACAGTTAGTGCAAACGATCCTGTAGATATAGCATGTTCTTCTACCTTTCCATCAGAACTATTTGATGGTATAGATATAAACACAGGTCTAGTTGTATTCAGCTCCAACCAACAATTCTTGTTATCATCTGACGATACAGTTTTTAACCCTGACACTGCAAAGCTACGTAGTCTTGCAACTAATAACTACAATATAACTATACCTCCTATATCACTTGGTACAACTATAGCTTACCTTGATAACTCTGGTAAATTTAGCCGATTCAATGAAATGGCTAACATAGCTAGAGAAGCAGAACCAAATGTTGTAGAACAAAGTAGAGTTGTACCTACACTAATACCGAAAGAGGTTGACTTACTTACTGTATCTAGAGAAAACGATATGGTTCTTATAGGTAAGACTAACTCTGATGAGGTTATAGGATTTAGATATGTTAACGTAGGAGAAAAGCGTCAGCAATCATCATGGTTTAAATGGAAGTTTAACAACCCATTACTATATCACTTTGTTATAAATGACGAGTATTACTTCTTAGATACTGACCATTTTTTACAAAGCGTAAGATTGGTACAACAAGAATCAGATCCTTTTATTTTACAAGATAATGTCGACTTCTTATTACATTTGGATAATCGTACTACTCTTAGCGGTGGCAGCTTTAACTCAACTACAAATACCACAACCTTCAGTGGTGTGGGTTGGCTAAGTTCAGTTACAACTCCAAATTACACACTAGCTATTGTAGATAGCAATACTAATTCTGTGCGTGTAGGTAGATATGCAAAACCTACTATCAACGGTACAACTCTTACAGTACCGGGAAAGTGGACAGATACCTACCACATAGGTTACATATATGATTATAGTGTAAAGTTTCCTACACTATTTGTGACTAGAACTCAAGGGCAGGGAGTAAGTGCTGATGTAAACTCATCTCTTGTTATACATAGAATCAAACTTCACTTTGGTAAGATAGGTCTTTATGAAACAACACTTGAACGAGTCGGTAAAAACGACTACACAGAAGTATACGAATCCACAGAACTTGACGAGTACAACG